GGAAGAACCAGTAATTGCTACCGCTACACCATTACCACCATTACCTGCTGCCCCATTAGCAACTGCATTAGTACCAGCAGCACCAGCACCTCCACCGCCTCCACCACAACCCATGTTCACATTTGCAGCACCATTACCACCATTAAATCCTTGATTAGATTGACCAGTACCAGCAGTTATGTAAGATGCACTACCTCCACCACCTGAGCCACCATTTTCTTTATCGCTAGCACCGCCAGCACCTCTACCTCCACCTAGTGAGGTAATAGATGAAAAAACTGAATCTGAACCTGATGTAGCATATAGATGGGATGTTGTATATCCACCTCTTCTGCCACCTGCACCCACTGTAACAACATGATTAGTTGGGGTTAATGTTAATGCTGTACCTAATCCAGCAGTTCCTCCGCTTGCAGTCACTGTAGAGCGAACACCACCAGCACCACCACCTCCGATATTTCCACCGCCTCCACCTGCAACAACTAGGTAGTCAACTCCTGCAAGTTCTTCAACTGGTGTAAATAAACCACTATTCCAAAATTCGTGTATCCAATATCCACTTGATTGATAAACATAATCTCCACCATAAGCCTTTGGGCTACCACCAGAAATACCGTATAAATCAATAGATGTTCCTATACCAAATAATGTTGAACCACTAGCAAAAAACTGCAATGTATGTATTGCTTCAGTATTTCTCCAAAGTTGTGATATACCACCTACATAGCCAGTAGTAAGCGGATTAGATGCAAGAGATAAACAAGACTTAAAAATATTTGGATTAGAATAACTCATAAAATGAACTATAGATTGTCCAGGACTACCTGGGCCTCCAATAGTAATAGCATGATAAGTTTGACCAGTACCTCTATCAGAAGCAGGAGTAGAACCATTACCATATAGTCTAGTTCCTGAATAAATACTTGAAGAATTATTGTTAATATACACACCAACATCATTTTGTGTAGATGTTGAGCCGTAAAATACAACAACTAAATCTTCATAAGCCTGACTAATATTAGAAAATGTTATTGAGTTTTGATTAGAAGTTAAAACTATTGATTGAATTGGTGTATAGGTAGCCATTTATTTAATCCCATACAAAGTAATTGATGAATAAACATTAAATGAAGTTTCACCTATAATTTCAATACTAGTTATTACACTATTATTATTCCAAAAACCTGAGTGCATTCCAAATAAACCAGAGCCATTTCTATCAGAGCCATATATATTTTTTACGGTGGTTAGTTTATTTGTGTCTGTATAATCTAATATGTCTAAAATAAATACGCCAAATATACTTGCTTCACTTGTAGGTGGTAAAAAATTATCAGCAATTCTTATAGATGTTTGACTTATGCCAGCATTAGGCGCACTTGCTGTAGAGCCATTAGCCTGTATCGTGTGCCTTGCATAGTTACTACCACCATCACCGTTAAATCTTATACTTAAATCTCCAGCACCAGTTGTATTACTTTTAACAGTACCTCTAATTTGCAAGTGGCTATAAGTTGATGGAATAGAACTAAAAGTAACTGAACTAGCACTGTTTTTGAGTTTGACAGTATTAATTGGTTCAACAGCAGGAAAACCACTACGACCATCCCAAAGAGTATTAAACTTTTGGAATCCAGTCTGTAGCGTAGTTTCAGATAAACGGCTGATTGCCATTATTGAACCTCTTCTTAGGAAATCTCAGAACCGAATGCAGCAAATGACATATTTGCAGAAGATGCATATACAGTGATTACATCTGTCGTTGCAAGAGTTACACCCAAAGTTAGCGCAGTTGTATCGTTCGCTGCGATTGGGGTGTCATATGCAAGATAGTGTTGCGCTGCAAGAGATGCACCTGCTGGTCTAATTGCAATTCGGAATGTGCCAGCAGTTGAAGCCTGATTACATACAGTGATTGTTGAAACTACTGTAGAGGTAGAGGATGGAACTGTGTACAACGAAGTTGCAGTTGTCGCGCTTGGATTTGATTGTCCAAGTGTTTTATATACTGTTGGCATTATTTCTCCTTATTTCTTTGGGTTAACATCCTGCTAGTAAAAAGGGGTCTAATATATTTGTTGGTACAGCAGTAGCCTCCCAAGCGACTCCATTTGTGGCAGATGTTCGTGCAGTGAGCACATACCCATCTGTTCCTATAGAGAGTTTAGCAGGGGTGTTGTCCGAAGCACCAACTATTAAGTCGCCTTTTGCATCAATTAATGAAGAAGATATTGATGCTGCTGTCTGTACATCAGCCCAAGCAGAGCCAGTATCATAGTACATTGCTGAAGTATCAGTAGCAAAAAAGAACCGCCCTTGAACTCCTGCGGATGGTCTATTTGCAAATGTATTTTGCGAATAGATAGCACCCTTTTGTTCAATCATCTGATGCGAAGTATCCATATGGGTACGAGTGAATGCATCAGCACCGCTTGACCAGCGATATATGCCGAAGCGTGATGTTGTCGTTACTGCCATCTATTTCTCCTTATCAGATTCTACTCAGGAATACCTTCTGCGCCTGAAGTTTCAAGATTATCCCAAGTAAGTGTCGCTTCAATAGCAGTCCAAGTGGGTAGAGCAGCCTCTAATGCATCCCAGTATAGAGCATATGCAAGATAGTATAAAACCACACCTGCTGGTTTTGCACCTTTACTTGTTACAACCTCTGCCAAGTCAAACGGAACTGGTGTTTCCGAAGTTTTGGTCATAATAGTTACATCCCACTCACTAGCAGAAGGTGTTAGTAACCCACCTACCACTGTTGAATGGTCAAAAATACGAGCAAACTTTGTACCGCTTAAAACCTCTTTAACGGCGTTAGCCATTGATTGTTTTGAACCTGCCTTGAAACCTACATAAGCGTAGAAAACTTTATCGCGCTTTGCAGCCTCAGATTCTTCATCTTTGACCTTAACACCAAGCAGTCTTCCAATCCATGTAAGCCATTCAGCATTTGCTGTACGAGCATCAAATAAATCACTGGTGTAATTAATTGGGTCAAATCCATATGTTGCACCTTCAAGACCAGCAGGGCGAGTATATGTGTTTAACGCGTTCTTTGCGTTTACATATTCTGTACGCCGTTCAATAGGTACATACTTCAAACGCTCAACTGTTGTATCAACATCATGCAATTGGTCAGTTAATCCAGACAAGAATTTCTTTAATGGGTAAAGAATTGGAAGAGTTGCATTGTCATCTGTATGCAACTGTGAATCAAGATGGCGATAAACAGCAGGTAAACGCTTGTATAGGCGTTCTGTAGTAGTACCGTAAATTGGCTCTGTCATGTTACTGTAATCGTCACTGTTCCAGCGTTAACCAAAACTGTATCTGCGCCAACAGATACATCTGCTGATGGCGTGGTAAGAGATACTGTGTAGTCCACACCAGTTACATTTGAAATCAAAGTAATGAGTTCGTTTCTACGAACAGTTCCAGACCAAGACCAAGTAGTTGGGCTTAGGTAGGCTTCAATTGCATCAACTACATCATTTAATACTTCTGTACTGTCATATGAATCAATCTTTTTAACTGTTGCAGTTACATTTACTGTCTGAATTGTTGGGTCAATTAGATGAACCCCAAGATTTGCAGAAGAGTTATTTTCTAGCAAAGTAAGTAGCGTTGCTTTATTAGGATTAGAAACATTTGCATTATTACCATATACAACAACTGTAATATGACCTGCATCATCTCCTGGGTCATTTCCAGAGGTAGGGTCATAGTTATCAATAGCATTTGCACGCGTTACATAAGGTTGCTCTAGTGCTAACTGTACAAAGTGTTCTGGGATAACCAAAGTATCAGTCAAACGCTGTAGTCGCTGAATACCTCTTGTTAACCAATCTTCTGTAGTTTCAGGTGCAATACCACCAGTAATTTCAGTAGTAGTTACTACCGCATCCACCGCTTCAATTGCATCCACCAACTCAGCCTCAGTACCAATGTCAATACCGTTAGCAGAAATAGTATTTTCAGTAGCCGTAGCCGTAACAGTGCCATCAGTATCTCCCTCTGCAATAGTAAGTGCTGTGTTAGTAAAGAATGATAAGTTTTCTTCATCACTAATAGGGATAGAAATTTCTGTACCTAAAGGAATTACATATCCTGCATCATCAGCCATAGTAAACTCAACTGTTACTGATGGTGCTGCACCTGGGTCACGAGTCACGCCATAGAGTGTTAAAAGAACTTCTGTCATAACTTCTGGAAGACGGTTAATACTATAAATTGTTTCGGCTACTTCTAAAGCCATTGCTTCTAAGAGTGCTAGTTCAAGGTTGGTTTCTGAAGGTGTCCAGTCTGGCAAACGAGATTGTAAAGTTACA